GATAAAGGGATGCGATTAGTACAATTTAAACAAGAATACAGAAAATTACGTACTTTTAAGATTGTAAACACGGATTCAGTAATAGTAAAATCAAACGTATGAATGCAAGTGAATTAAGAATAGGAAACTATTTAAACGGAAAACGAGGTTACGTTGTAGTTACCGAAATTAGAACAAATAACAGTGTAAAAATACACGATAATACGAGTAGTTTTTATGTAGGAATTTGTTTAATACCTATTGAAATAACAGAAGAGTGGTTATTAAAATTAGGGTTTAAAAAGACAGATAATCAATATATGGACAATTATATTATTAAAACTGATGTTAGTTTATTTAATTCAGTTGGATATGATGAAGAAGAAAAAAAATGGTATTATAATAATGATTATTCAGATGCAGGATGTTATTTTGTAACATATATTAAATATGTTCATGAATTACAAAACTTATATTTTGCTATAAATAAAAACGAACTAAAACACGAACTATGACACCAAAAGAGAAAGCAATAAACCTAATAGAAGATATATTTGTTGGATTAGAAATAAAGAATCATGGACTATCAAAAAAGATAGCAATATATTTGGCTCATTCTCATGTTTGGGAAACCTTAGACTTGGAGAAAATCGTGTTTTGGAAAGCTGTTGTAACTGAATTAGAAAAGCTATGAAGAAAATAGGATGTTTATTACCGTTTGTAATAGGTTTTATATTTTGGTATATTGTTATTCATTTTATAATTAAGTATTGGTAATGATAATATACAACGCAAAGCAAAAGATTGATTACCGTAAATTAAAACGGTGGAGAATACGTGTTAACATATCAAATAATTATTACAAGAATTTTGAGTTTGATTAAAAAATAAGTTGTATATTTGTAAAACCTGTGCAGAGGTAAATTAAGGAAATTATTATAAACTCTTTAGTTAGTAGGCTGCACCCGAACACTAAAGGGTTTTTTTTATGACTAAAAGTTTACTGGTTTTCTGAAAACCTTTATACCTAAAATGGTACAATTAATTTTTTATGGTTCGGTAAAATCTGAAACAACCGAACATGAGTTGCGATGTCTTTGTAATACTCATCACGAAATTTATGTTGGAATTGAAATGAATCAAGGGGTTGAACATTTTATATGCTTAGATAAAGCAACAGCGATAAAATTTAGCAAGGAATTACGTAAACAAATAGCACTGATAGAAGATGAGAAAAGCATTTAACTTTTATCGTAGCTATTGGGAAGTAGCCAACGAATTAAACGACAAAGATAGACTTGCGTTTTACGATGCTTTATTAAAAAAACAATTTACAAATGAAGATACCGAACTTAATGGAATGGTTAAATTTGCTTACCTTTCTCAAAAGCATTCTATTGATAAACAAATAGATGGCTATATTTCTCAAATGAGTAAAAGATACCCTAATGAAGACCCTTGGCAAGGGGGTACGCAAGGGGCTTATGTAGACCCTACCCAACAAGAAGAAGAGAAAGAAGAAGAGAAAGAAGAAGAGAAAGTAAAAGAGAAAATAGATTATGAAGCATTGCTTCAATTTATTAATGTTACTTTCAATAGAAAATTTCAAGTTTTTAATGATAAAGTAAAATCTAAGTATTCATCATTATTAAAACAAGGGTATACAAAAAATCAAGTTATGAATGCAATTATAAATTGCAAATCTAATCAATACCATAAGGAAAAAAATTACCAGTATTGTACTCCTGAATTTTTTAGTAGAACTGATGTAATAGATAAATACGGATTTGATGTTACAGATAACGGTAATAGTTATACACCTCAAATAATACACGAATAATGTTTAAACGACTTCAAGAAGTTTCAAGCGAACTATTCGCAATACGAAACGAATTAAACGTAAAAGGTAAATCAGTTGGTTGGGATTGGGATTTATTACCATATACAATCAAAGAGGGATGCACAACGTATATCGGAGCAGCTCCGGCAAGTGGTAAAACAGAACTTTGGTTTGAGTTTTTAATTAATCTTTCATGTTTACACAATTGGAATCATGTTATATTTTCTCCTGAGACTGGAAGTTCAGCTGAGATATTCTCCGAACTTTGTTATAAGTATATCGGTAAACCATACGCAAAACACGAAAACACAATGAGTTTATCGGAGCAAACAATAGCAGAAAATTTTATTAATGAGCATTTTATAGTAATTGACCCGATTGATGAGGATTTAACACTTGAAAAGTTTTATGAAATGGTTGATGAGATTGAACGTAAATACGAAATAAACATTCACACTACAACAATTGACCCCTGGAATGAGTTAACTGAAAACTATATTCATTCAGACTTAGGCAGAGAAGATAAATACCTTAGTAGAATTTTAGGGTTGGCACGAAAAAACGCACGTAAAACAAACCGACATAACTGTATTATTAATCACGTTCGGGACCAGGCACCAATAACAAGAAATGAACATACATTTTATCCAATGCCAACTGCCCGAGATTTTGCTGGAGGGCAAGTATGGTTCCGTAAAGGTTTATCAGTTTTAATTCCTTGGAGACCACCAACTGGATTGACAGATAGTGATAATAATGTATATGAAATTAATGAAGTACATTTGAAAGTAGCTAAAAGTAAACCGAAAGGAGTATCAAAAAACGGAACTTACAAAATGTATTTAGATATTGAAAAATATCAGTATTACATGATTGATAATTTTGGTCGTAAAGTTTACGCACAAAGAAACACGAAACCAATATCAAATAGTTTTCCAACTAAAATACCAAAACAAGAACCAGATATAGTAAACGGAAAAGAATTACTTTCGTTTAGCGAAAAGATGAAAAATAACGATATACCTTTTTAATTATTAAAAATGAAGGATTAAAATTAACTTATAAATTTGGAGAAATAGAGGGTGTTAGAAATTCAATTAAATATGAAATAAATGATTTAGTTTGGGTTTACGATATTTCTGAAAGTTATAGAAATTTAAATAACAATACTAAATATGAAAAACGTTTAGCAAAAATTATAGAAATAATTTCTTCTTCAGATGGTTTACATTTTGAACAATACGGAATTAAAAATTTAAAAACTGGTTTATGTGGTTGGTGGTATTACCCTACATTTTTAGAACCTTATAACATACAAAAACACGAATAAATGGACGAACTGACTATTATAACAGGCAAAGTAAACTTAGATACTACTTATTTAAAGATTAAAATAAGCCTTGAGGAGATTAAAGAAAAACACGGAACAAGAACAGATTTAATTAATTCAATGGAACGTAGCTTAGTAGACTTACAACAAGTAAAAATTAGTTACGATGCTATGGAAAAAGAACTAAGAGCAGCACTTCAACAAAATTTTCGACTTGAAAAATTACTTATTGAGGAAAAGTTTAAAAACAAAGATTTACAATCACAAATTAACTTTAAAGATGCCACGTTGTAAGAATTGTAAGAACAAATTTGAAGTTGTTAGGTTTAATCAAAAATTTTGTTTAGAACCTGAATGCGTTCGTGTTTGGGTTGAATCCGAAAAGGCAAAACAATGGAAAGAAAAAAAGCAAAAGATGCAACAGGATTTAGAAACAATCCAGGACTACGTTAAAATGACTCAAATCATTTTCAATAAGTTCATACGGTTAAGGGATAAAGGACAAGTTTGTATATCATGCCAAAAGCCACCATTAAAGCGAAATTGCGGACATTTTTTTAACGCAAATAACCATTGGAATGTTCGATTTGACGAAAGGAATTGCCATTTACAATGTGAACACTGCAATACGTATTTAAGTGGTAACCTTATTGAATACCAAAGGAATTTAATACATAAAATCGGAATTGAAAGTTACCACGAATTAGAAGCTGAGGCAAGAAAAACACGAAAGTTTACAAAAGACGAATTAAAAGAAATAATAATTGAGTATAAACAAAAAGTAAAAAAATTAGAAAATGAAAGTAAGCATTGAAACAGAAAAAAAACTATTGGTATTATGTGGAGTATTACCAGTATTAGCAGATTACATTGAGGATTTAAACATGGAGTTCGTGTTTTCAAAAAACATTAAACGTAAAGCGAATATGTTAATGGATGAAATCCGACAAAATGACGAACGTATATTGAAGCATACTGATATGGAAGTAAACGCACAACAGATAGATATTCAAAGAGCATTCAGAGAATGGGTAAAAGAAAATTTTAATTAATTTAACATTCTATATTAAAAAGAATAAATATATTTGCATTAACAATTAAAACTTATATTATGAATTTATTTAACGATCACTTTCAGAATTTTAAAACTTATATCATTCAGAAAGCACAATTAATCATTGCGGATATTCCTTACAATTTAGGAAACAACGCATATGCAAGTAATCCAGCATGGTACAAAGACGGAGATAACGCAAACGGAGAAAGCGAATTAGCGGGTAAATCGTTTTTTGATACAGATGAAAATTTTAGACCAGCTGAGTTTATGCACTTTTGCAGTAAATTATTAAAGAAAGAGCCAAAAGAAAGAGGACAGGCACCAGCTATGATTGTGTTTTGTGCCTTTGATCAACAAATGTATTTGATTGAACTTGCAAAGCGATACGGATTGAATAACTACATTAACCTTGTATTTAGAAAAAACTTTTCAGCTCAAGTATTAAAAGCAAATATGAAGATTGTTGGTAATTGTGAATATGGTCTTTTGTTTTATCGTGAAAAGTTACCTAAGTTTAACAATAACGGAAAAATGGTTTTTAACTGCATTGATTGGGAACGTGACGAAAACTCGGAAAAAATACACCCAACACAAAAACCAGTTAAACTACTTAAAAAACTAATTGAAATTTTTACAGATGAGGGAGATATAGTAATTGATCCTTGTGCTGGAAGCGGATCAACTTTAATAGCTGCTATTGAATTAAATAGAAAAGCATACGGTTTTGAAATTAAAAAAGATTTTCATAAAAATGCAACTGAATGGATAAATAGAACTATCCAACGTAAAAAAGATATTCAAGAATTTGGATATGCAAAAACTGAAATTGAAAAAAGTAGTAAAAATTTATTTAGCGAGTTATGAGTATTACAAATTTTGAGGAGTTTACAAACGAACTTACAAACGAAGAAATGGAGATACTACCTATCGTAGTACATGGATTTAGAAACTACAAAAAGACGAATCCAATAAAAGCTGAATTAATAGTTACCAGAATGAACGAATATCTATTAGCACGTGGATATAAAACACGAATGACACAACCGAGATTACGTAAAATGGTTAACTACATACGTACAAATGGCTTAATACCGTTAATAGCTACGTCTAACGGTTATTTTACAAGCGATTGCAAGGAAACTATCCAAGAGCAAATTAAAAGCCTTCAGGAACGAGCAAACAGCATTGAACGTTGTGCGGAAGGATTAAAGAAATTTTTGTAAAAATGAGAATATATATAATTAAACATAAAGGTGCTAATATTTGGCAAAATACAGTTACCGAACAAAGAATTAAAATTAATAATGAAATTGAAATTTTAGCAGGTTATAGTTT